GATAGCTGACCCCGTTAGCAGTCCCGCCGCTAATCGTTACAGCACCGCTGGCCGTTAGCGCTCCAGCCGTTAGCGTTGTTCCGTCAAACGTCAGCGTTGCCCCTGTCGTCAGGACTTTGCTGGCGTTCAGATAGCTGACCCCGTTAGCAGTCCCGCCGCTAATCGTTACAGCACCGCTGGCCGTTAGCGCTCCAGCCGTTAGCGTTGTTCCGTCAAACGTCAGCGTTGCCCCTGTCGTCAGGACTTTGCTGGCGTTAGCATAGGCAACGCCATTTGCCGTAAACGTGGCGTTAACGCTATTCAGCACATCCGACACAGTTGCTTTTTTCGTTGTGCTGGACTGCACAACAGGCAACGTCTCCGTTCCGGCCAACGGAGTCGTTACCGAAGTCAGGTCCGAAATTTTGACGTTTGCCATAGACCGTTCTCTACTGTAGTGCCGCGGCTCAAGTGTAGTACGAAATGTTCAGCTTGGCCCCGGCGGTCTGCTCAATAAACTGAATCTTGGTCAAATCGCCATCGTATTGCAGCGTTACGCCAACGGCCAAAGGCATTCCCACCGTAGCCGTAGGAGCCACACCATCATCGCGCCACCGTACCGCTTGGGCTTCAGGCGTAATCAGCGCAATTGCCGGGCGGCAATTCAGGCCGTTTAGGTCTGTAGTTGGAACGGTCAATGTTGCAGCAGAACCCAGGGAGGTAATCTGCTGATACCCCAACCGAGTCGTAATCGCTTTTAGATTGATCGACATTTAGATTCGCTCCCGATCGGTGAAAGATCGAATTCTAACAAAATTTTGCGCGGGGGTAACGGACGGCGCAAAAGGAGCATAGGTAATAATAATTGCACCTTGTAGCCCCGCCGCGGCAGTTCGAGTTGCTCCCGCAGTGCTTACCCCCGCACCACCACCACCGCCGCCAAACACTCCACCAACGCTATTGATTAAGGTGGTATCGTCGCCACCCCCGCCGCCGCCGCCAGAACCAATTCCAAATATGTCAACACCAGGCCCCCCGCGAGAAGCCGCGCTGACCGAGCCACCGCCACCACCACCCACTGCACCGCCCGTACTGCTTGAGCCACCGCCTACGCCGGAGGAGCTATTACCCCCAGTCCCGCCTGTCGCAGCAAAAGCATTACCGCCGTTGGCCCCGCCACCATTACCGCCGCCGCCGCCGCCCGCAACACTTGTAGCGGTAAGGGAGGCAAAACCAATTCCGCCTGTACCGCCCGCTCCGTTAGGCCCGCCCGCGCCGCCGCCGCCGCCGCCGCCGTTTCCAGTAGACGCCGCTGTCGAAGTTGAGCCGGCCTCGCCCGCGCCGCCGTTGTAGGTAGCGCCAGTGCCCGCCGCTCCCCCCGTCGAGGTCGGAGTGGTTGTGGCTTGGCCGCCCCCGCCGCCGCCCGCTGTCGCCGCGCCGGAGTTCCATGAAGTGGTACCGCCAGCAGTGCCGTTTGAGTCGCCGACGCCGCCTACCCCCGCAGAACCTGCTTCGTAGGTAATGCTGGCACCAACAGTTAGAGATTGGTTTGTAAGTTGTGTGTACCCGCCGCCGCCGCCACCACCGCCGCCCGCACGGTTACTTCCTGATGCTCGTCCACCGGCGCCGCCACCGCCGCCTCCGATAAGGTGAATAGTGTTATTTGAGCTATCCCAATCAGAGGGAACAGTCCAACTTGCTGAGCTAGTAGAAGTAAGAACTACGACAGCATTACTGGATCGCTGTGTCGTAAACAGGCCGTAGCCGGGGTTTGGCGGCGTCGTATTAACAACGGAATTTGCGCCGATGTACCAAGTATCCGATACAGGACTACCAATGATGCTGCGAACATTAAGATAATTGATTCCAGTCAAATACCCGCCACCAGACTTTGTAAGAGTTCTAGTTGTAGCGGCAACGTCTGAGTTTAATGTGACAACATTTCCTGAAGTGCCCGTAACCGACCAGATACTGACAGTTAGGTTAGCCGCTAACGTAATGGTGTGCGCTACAGTCTTTGTTGACGCAAGCTCACTAAAAGTAGCATTTGCGCTAAACGTCAAAGTAGAGGTTCCAGTAGCTCCTCCAATTGTTAGCTTATTGTGAGTTAAACCACTAGCAAACTCCCTGCTTGATGCTCCTGTATTGGAAAGCAAAATATTTGCGGTGTTTTTATTAAATGTTAGGTTAGTGGTTGTCGTTGTATTCCAAACAACAGAAACGCCCGTAAGCGTCCACAAACCCGCCCCCATCGTAATGGTTCTAGCATTACTATTGGTGCTTGCAAACTGGGAAATCGTTACGTTGTAGTTTGAAGCATCAAATGTTCCGTTGGTTAACGTGAGAACGCTAGAGGAACTCAGTGCATCAGCCAACGTAACTGTGATGCCTACGCCATTTACCGTTATTGCGCCAAGCGTTTTTCCGGCGCAAGTAATCGTCCCCGTGCCATTAAAAGTAGTTGTTCCTGCATACGTCAGCGTCATGCCCGCATCGAGCGTGAGGCTACCGGAAATGGTTAGCGAGGGCGTAGACGTTCCCGCAAGCGTCCCAGTAAATCCAGTGCAGTTAATGCTTTTGGCTACACGAGCGCCAGAGATTGTGCAGGTAACTGCACCAGAGGCCGCATCAAAAAATACGTCGTCTGTCGCAGTCGGAACTGCTTCACCGCCAGCAGCGCCGGAAGTCAGCGCCCATTTGGTTCCGGCTGTCCCATCCCAGGTTGCGGTGCCGCCTACCCAATAGCGATTTGCCATTTTACTGCTCTACTTCATCAGTCGGCGGTACAAACGACTCGTCCAACACGCCATCTTCTTCGTTTGTTAACGGCGGATTTTCAACGGCGTAAACCCATGCGTCTAGCCGCTGCTTCTTAAGCTCGTCAATTTCCGCCGGGGCCAAGCTGTGATTTTCCGGCAGATACAACGCATCGCGGAATACACCGTAGTTTGTATCAAAACTAAAATCTATCTTGAGCATGAAGCTACGCCAAAAATTTCAGCTTGTAGAGCGTTGACAAGTATAGCGACACGATTTCGTCAATCTGATTTTGGATTGCCGAATCATCTTCTTCGCAAACCTCGTACCGAGCTTTTTCCAGTTCGGCCAAGCTATCTTCAAGAAATTCCACTACATTGCCGGTCTTTTTGGCTGATTGCAGCGTAATTGGGCCAATCAAGCCGTGACGCCCCTGATACGACTCCGCCAGGCCGTCGGCCAAATCCACGATGCCGTCGTAAAACGCATTAAGCGCTACGTGCTTGGCATAACTGCGAGTGTTCAGGTGAACGCTGTGCGTTACATCCCGCGCCAAAAACAAATGCCCGATAAAATCAGCCATCTTCATTGCGGTATTCCTTCCATCGGACGAGACTGTACCTGCCCAACAATGTCGCCGGTATCTACGGCAGCCGCCAGCGTACCCATTACAATATCTTGAATCTGCTCAGGCGTCATGCCGGCTTGGACCGCGCTGATTCGCTTCGTTTCCGCGTCGTAAGCTTTGATTTGGGCTTCAATTTCCTTGATGCCGACTTCACGCGCTTCGACGGACTTCTGGACGTTTTGGAGCATCTGGAACATCTGCTCCATTTCTGCGCCCATCGCTTGAATTTGCTGATTAGCTGCTTGGAGAGCAGGCGATTCTTCCTCATCTTCCAGTAGCTTCGGGTCCATCGTTTTTGCAAAGCGTTTTGCCATTTCTTCCGCGCCCGGCCAGTCCATATTCTTGACGAACAAGTCGCCAGCCACCGCCCACAACTGCGGATTGCCTTGGAGAAGCGTTGCCATTGCATCAAGAGCCTCCTGGCGCTTTGTCATGTAGCTCGGGCCAGTCGTGACCGCAACGTCATACTTGCCTACGGAGGGGTTGTAAACCTTCTCGATAACGACCCCCTGTTCGTCTACCAACTTACGAACCGGCATCGGCTGCGTTGGATCAATGCGAACCGTGCCCACTTCACCATCAATCTTGACGATGCGGGCAATACGCTGCGTGTCGTAAATTTTCGGGATCAAGTCAACGAGTTGGCGCGTGACGTAGCGTACAGCGCGGGCAAGGTTATCTACGTAGTGATATGTCCCCGTGTCGCTCTGACGTTCACGCGCCAAAATTGCTCGGCCAGAACGCTCATTGGACTGAGCGCCCAAGCTAGGATCGTATTGCCCCGTCGTTGCCTTAATGTCGTCGGACGCGCCCATTTTGGCCGCAATCAAGCCATTTTGCGCCATAGGCGGCATGGCACGTTGCGGCAACGGCAGCACTGCGCCCTGACCGTCCGTTACGTCCGGGTTAACTTCAAGGTACGGCCAATTCGTCGTATTGGCCGTCTTCCATTGCATTTCGTAGCCTTCAAATTGGCCGCCGTAGCCAATAAAAGGCGCTTTAGGGGCCAGCGCCAGCATTTCAGCTTCTTGGCTTACCCAATAGTTGTACATTCGCTGCGCGTCTTTGGCATTGCGAACAATGCCCGACACGTACAGCCGGCCTTCGACCTCAAATTCATTGCCCACTACTCGCACAACGGGGATGTGCGAGCCGGCCCAATCACGTTCTTCAAGAATGTCGAAACCGTTGGTTTTGACCCATTTAACCTGTTTTATATCCGCTTCCCGAGACCGCAGGGGCTTTAGCCCCATCGCCTGCATTTCCTTATCGCGGGGCGTGCCCTTGAAGGCGGTTTGATTGCCTGGATACAGGTTAAGCGTCTTGCGAATCTGCTGAATGTAAAAGTATTCGGCAATGCGAATCGTGTCCTTCATGATCCACTGCGAAAACGACGGGTCGCCTACGCCTTGAGCCATTAAAGAACTAATTGGTTGCGCGTTTGGAAATAGCCGCTCATATTCCGATTTCAAAATGTCCTCGGAAATGAAACACCACTGCGCGTCGGCGCCGCAGGGGTCTTGCATCATCGGGTCCATGTAAACCGAAAAGCTGTTTCGGATTCGCCCAATCTTGATGTCTTGGTCAAAGCTGTCGGCGTCGCAGTATTCCGTCAAAATACGAATGTACCCTTCGCCAAAGGCCACTTGATTTTCGCACGCCGTATCGTAAGCAACGTCCGCGTCCGAAATGTACTCGATATGCCGCACCATGCCGTCAAAAATTTCGGCGACTTCAACGTCGGCCTTATCATCGACCGGGATAACCTTGCCGGCGGGTCGATTTTGCCGCTGGTCATTGGTAATTTGCTTGACGTGCTGCGGCAGCTTGTTGATAGTCAAGCACGGGCGAGCGTTGATCGTCTGCCCCTGCACCGAGCCGCGGGTCGCCAATACGTCCGCCGGCCATTGCCAATTGTTGTCGGGCGACCCCGCGTAGAATCGCAAGTCCTCCAGCTCATCTTCGCGGGTCTCTGAATACGCCGAAAGCGCCATTCGCAGGTGCTCTCGCATGGTATTAAGCACGTCTGTATTGTCAGAAGTGCTTGGTTCAGGCCCGCCGCGTCCGGCTACTTTGCCCGCGCCGTTGATGCCTGTTGGATCGCGGTTAATGGTTGCCATTACTTTTTGGATCGCTTGGAAGCGGCTTTGCTTTGCGCGGCGCGTTTAGTCGCATACGCAATCGCCACCGCCTGCTTTTGCGGCTTGCCGTGCGCCATTTCCGTCTTGATGTTCTTGCGAAATGCGCCTTTGCTGGCCGATTTGACGAGAGGCATAGTTACTTCTTCTTGGCAGTTTTAGCCGATTGACGAAACGCCTTGGCGGTCGGCGCACCTTTAGCCCCAACTTTCCGCATTTTTTCGCCGCTGCCCGCTTTAATGCGCTCGCGTTTGGCGTGGATGTTGGCGTACAAACCTGGTTTGGATGCTTTGTGCATATTAATTACACTTCCACCGCCGCAAAGAAGCCTTTGCTCGCTCTGCCGGGCCTTTAGCCTTGGCAACCACTCCCTTCATTCTGGCGCAGAAAGACGCTTTCCGCCCCTTGTCTGCCGCTGTCTTTGGGTTTGGCGCCGGCGCCTTCAAATTAGACCCGGTTTCCCGATTGTATTTTGCCCGCCCCTTGGCCGTCAATCCGGCTCCTTTTGACACCGGCAACTTTTCCCCACGGCCCACGGCCAACGAAACGCCTTTCTTTGCCATTTATGCCCCCATCCAGCCTGTCAGTTGATTACTGCCATCGTAATGCCGTTGCAGATTCTTTTGCCGTGCCTCCCGGTGAGCCACCGGAAAGGCAAACGTGACTGCCAATGCGTCCGCGGCATCCGGCGAAGCCAATCCGCGGGCTTTCATTTCCTTTTTACCTTCCAGAAAGATCGTCCCCGCTGAATTAGGCTTGGTCATTGGCCCTGTCAGGTCCGTTTTTAGCCTTTGATCGCGGGGAATCGACGCAGATCGCAGCCAATCGCGGACGGCGCCCCACATTTCAGCGCGTTTGTTGCCCCACATGATCGAATTCTTGGCTTTCCAGCCAAAATTAACGCCACGAACCTTGTAGCGCTGTTCGTTCAGGCGGTCCAAAATGCCATACCCTAGCCCACCTTCGTCAATGACCGTCAGCGCCGGGTTGTATTCCTCAATGGCGTCGATGACGTGACCTACCGTTGTCATGGTGTCGTCGCCTTGGTAGCGCTTCAGGGCAATCAGGTCGCGCCCTTGCCGCACGACAATGACCGTCGAATCGAGGCCGCTGCGCGCCGGGTCGATGCCAATGACAATCGGCGCCATTTCATCCTTCCACCTTGGGCGGGCCTGCGCCTCCTCGACCAGTCGCGGCGAGATAAATTGATCGTCGCCCGACGACGGGAATTCGCCATAGACCTCTACACGGGCCTGTAGGGAGTCTTCGCCGTATTCGGCAATGATTTGCTCATATACGTTTTTATCCGTGTCCTCGACCGTCCTGGCGTCGATCTTGCGTCCGTTCCAGAAGTCCCGTTTGGACCCTTCTACGGCTTCAAAGAAGTACCCCTGATTGCGCCGGGGGTTGCTGAAAGCGAGCCAGTAGCGGTCTAGGATGTTTTCCGTAAAGAAGCCCGCCGCGACTGCCCAAATAGCATCAGGAATACCGCTGGCTTCGTCAAAGATGACCATCATGCCGTCGTGGTTGTGAACGCCCGCGTAACTGTCGGGGTTCTCTTCCGACCATAGCTTGCCTTCTGCCGCCCAATAGCGCGTACCTTTCTTCAGGTCGCGCTCCACGAGGGTTGTCAGCCATTGCGCCGGGGTGATCTTGGTCGCGCTGATTTCCCACCAATGCTGGTTAATCAGCATGGCCGTCCACTTGGACAGTTCGCCCCACGTCACCGACCGAAGCTGCGATTCTGAATTGGCGCTGACGACGACGCTTGACCCAATCCGGGTGGAGAGCATCCACAGAATGAGCCAGCTCACCAGCGCCGACTTACCAATGCCGCGTCCCGACGACACCGCATCCCGCAGCGTCTCCATCGCAAGCTGGCCTTTGTTGCGCTTAATGTGTTCCTTAATGTCCCGAAGCACTTGCCGCTGCCATTTACGCGGCCCGGCAAAACGCGCCAGCGGGGTGTTTTCCTTGCCCCACGGGAAGGCGAACAGGACGAACGCTTCGGGGTCGTCGGCGATGCTCGACTGCCAAAGCCGAGTCATCAGCAACTGCTCGTCCTCGGCGCTATAGATCGGCTTCTGCATGGTCGGCGTAGTCGGCGTGGGTCAGTGAGGGCTGATCTCTTGCGACCAGGTTGGCCACCAGAACCGCAGGGCTGTGATTCGGCAATGACGAACGTGGTGCGGCGCTGCCCTCCAACACGCGCCCTTGCGCTTCCTTAAGGGCGTCCGTAATAGAAATTTGCTGTTGCACGTCAATGCTAAGTTCCTTTTTGGCCGTCCAGTCGTGCCGGTGCTGCAAGACTGCGAGCGCCGCCTTGGCGTCCCCTGCATTGGCCGCCTCAAGCATTTTGGTGGACAACGCCAACTCTGCATCTGCCGCGCCTTTTAGCTCGGCCATTTCAACCATTGGGTCAAATTGTCGTAGTTGCCGATACTCGGACGGCAGCATTCCTGCGGCGACGGCAAGGCGGTCACCTTTAAGGCCGTGGTATGCAGCGCTGTAAATGCGCTCTAAACGCGCCTCAGTGGCGCGAAGCGTGCGGGCGGTATTAGGCAGGGTACGCCACATGATGTTAAGCATAGCCTTAGCGCGGGGGCGCTGTCTAGTGTAAACGATGTTGTTGCGTGCTGGTGGCGGGCAACATTTTGCTGCTAAACATTGTGTTGCGTGCTTGGGAAAATAAAAAAAAATTTGTGCGACCCCTCTATAACTATGACCGGTCGCCCGTCGGCCCTCCCCCCCCCTCCCTTTTTTGCCGAACGTAAAAATTCTGGCAGCTCTCAGCCTCTCAGCTTGGAATTATGTTAACTCTAGCAGTTACCCGGAGGCACGCAGGGATGGGCAGTTTGGGCATACCAATTTGAAGTGCCCGCAATACATGGGCAGTTTGGGCATACCAATCGAAAGTCCGTTTTGAACTTTGGGGAGCGGCAGGCATTGGCAGTATTGGTCATTTGGGCAGTCGTTTCGAAGTTCGAGTCCCAAGCGCGTCGACGGCACGGGCGAATCGTAGCCTTAGCAGTTTCCGCCCCTATACCCTATATATAAAAATTTTCAAAACTAAAAATAAGCACTACCCAACTACCAAAACAGCCTTTTTCCCTCGATAATTCAAGCGCTTGCGAAAGAAAACCCCACTGCCCAGCTATAGCCAATCCAATATGGAACAACTGCCCAACCAATCCGGTTCCAGTTTCGCGTGCAATAAATTGTCGAGCGCGTATAGTCGCAACTGTTCGGGAAACAATCACAGAAGGAAAAGACAATGCCCGCAAACCTGCCTAAGTCTCTCCACACTGTCACAGTATTAGTAAACGTCGCGCGCGTACTGCGCGCGCCTACAGAGACCGCCGAAAGCGCCGTGTCTCGCGCCCTGATTGTGCTTGGCTACGCTGACACGCCCGACGCTTACGGACTGGCGGACAAGGCGCGCGCTGTCCTCGCGGTGCGAGCATGAGGGCGACGCGGAATACTGCGCGCATTGCAACGCTGAAGTGTTTGAAGCAGATGAGGTGCAATCATGAACGAATTGAACAAAATGACGCCCGACGACTACGGCATCTATGGCCGCAATGTCGCCCGCTGGTTTGACGTAGCGAAGCATCCGCACTGGCCGGGTCCGGTTTACCACCACGCCCACAGTGCTGACTGCGTAACCTTTGCCACGCTTGCGCGCGTGCCGGCAGCCTTGATAGTCCGCGCGGCGCTCGAACTTGGCGAGCCACTAATGCGGGAGCAGATGGAATGTCTTGCCGATCCGGCCCGCGTGGATGAAGCGCTGGACATGATCGACGATTGGGAAGCGCGCCTGACTGTGAGCAGCACGCTGCGCGGCGACATTGCCGCATGGCTGGTAGAGCCGCTGGCCGCGCCTGGTTTCGATGTCATCAGCACCGGGGGCGGCATGACTGCGCTATACAAGCCTTGCCATGCGTCCATGCGCGAAGGTGCCCATATCCTCATCACGGACACGGACGGTGCCGCGATACCGCTGGCGCGCGAGCGTTGCGTACTTGTCGGGCTGTATGACGGGGACAATCAACAGATTGCGTGCGAGGAAGTGTCCATGTCTGGCGTGCCGGCGACTATTATGGAGTTTGAAAGATGCGTGTCCTGATCGCTTGCGAGTTTTCTGGCGTAGTCCGTCGCGCATTCCGCGCGCGCCCTGAGCAGCCATGATTGGCCGTCCTTACCGCTTCCGCTCCCGTCGCGCGCAGATCGCGCGCAATTGGGCGCTGCTGATCGTCGCCGGGTTGACGCTCGGCGGTATGTTTGGGTTCTTTATCTAGTTTACCGCCGGCCCTATTGACCGGCTGCGCGACTAGGTGCTATATACTCTTTGACTTTATTACACTGGAGGCCAATACAATGCAGACCGATACCGCTACAGATTCACATCCTCTCGTCAATCAATCCGCCACGGAACGAGAGCGCATCCTGGACGCGCTGCGCGCATGGGTGGCGCAGCGTCCTGGACTGGACCCGCGCAACTATATAGGCGACTGGCGCGACACGGCAGGGCGCGCAGCGTACCGCGCAGAAAGCCGCGCCATTACCCGCGACAAGCACGACGCACTGGCATTGCTGCGCGCAGTGGAGTGGCGCACGGGTATTGACGCCGACATGCTCAAGGATTCGCTGCGGGAATCGTACAGCGACCGCCTGTCATGGGATGGGCAGCGCTTGGACTACTGCACCGGGCAATACTGGCCGACGGAATACCGGCGCGCAGCGTGCGCGGTGCTGGCGTCCGCATTATGGAAGTACACCCGCGACAATATGGTCGCCATCGACGGCGCGATTGATGGCGACACCATCCGCGCCAGGCTCCGGCGCGAGTTTGGTCGCTCGATTGCTGCTCGTTGGTTCCGCTAAAAAGAGGTCCGCACCATGTACATCCTA